GAACTTCGCAAGTTCTGCGGGATCGCTTCCGAGAGTGAAGAGAATGTCCGGTAAAACATCCGATTCGCTGAGTAACTCCTTGATTACAGGTGAAATCTCAGCGTCCTTGTTGATTGCAGTAGCGGTTGGCTGCACCACTTCATCGAAGTTCTCATATCGAGTGCGGGCCTCATTCACCTTCGCATTGAATTCTTTTGCTTGGGCCTGCTGCTGGGATTCCCGATGGTTCTTTGCATCGCGCTGTTCGCCTTTCCAATCAGACAAGTCCTCAATGTAATCCTCATAGGTTGCATAAGGCTTTCCATCGGGGCCGTTGCCTTCGGGCTTTGGCTTCGGGCGCGTATACTGCGGTTCCACAACTTGCGGCTTGGCTTCGGGCTTTGCGGGTGACGATTCCGCTTCCGTCTTAATTCCTGCGCCCTTTTCAATCTTTGCGATGGTTGCTTTCAGTTCGGCAATCCGTTCTGCCGCCGTCTGCTTGGGCTTGCGTTCGTTATGCTCCTGCTTGTCTGGCGTTTCCGCTTCGCCTGCGCTTTCGACCTTGGGGGTCTCGGATGAGGGTGCCGCTTCCTCGGTTTTCGGCTTGGCTTGTGTCTTGGGCAGTTCGCCCGTGGTGCGAAATTCGGTGCGCTGCTCATGCGTCAAATTGACGAGTGGGCCGCGTGATACATCCACGTCGGGTGACGATTCCAGTATTGCCGTCGCATCTGCCATTTATATTACTCCTGCCCTTGCGCCGGGCTAGCGGATTGTTGCTGCTGAGCTTGTGCATCCTGCGATTGCTGCGCGTCCTGGGCGCTCTGTTGGCTCTGCGTTTCGGCCTGCTGCGATTGCATAGCCTGAGCGTTCTGCGCCTGCTGTGCTTGAATCTGTTGCTGCTGTTGCGCTCCCTGGGCCTGCATTGCTACGTCGTGTGCCTGATCGTGGAACTGAGCCTCAAGGGCCGTGCGGTCAGCCTCCCTATCCGCTACATTCTGCGCCTTTGTATTGATTTCCGCAATAGTAAGTTGGGCGAGCAGCTTTTTATCCTCAAGCGCCATGTCAGCCTGAGACTGCGCAGCGATCTGGGCGAGCTTGCCTTGCTGCTCTACCACCTTCGCGTTCTTCTCAGCCGTCATCTGCTGAATTGTAGCCTCGTGCTGTTGCGCGGCGGCGTTGATTGCCTGCAATTCCTGCTGTAACTTAGCGATCATCTGCTGCGCTTGGGGTGGTACAGGTTCTCCATCTCCCTGTGGATCGATAATCTTGGCCATCTCATCACCAATCGGGCCAATGTCCTTTAGGCTGATTGCACGCGCCAGCAATGTAGCCTTGGCCTGCGGGGGTATCGGAAGATTGGCCATCTCAGAAATAAGCGTATCGACAAACGAACTCGCCTCTTCTCGCTGAGACTGATAGCTCATTCCTGTCGAAATCGTTACGTCAAAGTCGCCTTTTGTTGGGTCGAATACATCATCTTCATTGACGGGTTGCTGTCCCGGTTCTGGTTGCGGCAATGGAGAACCTTGCGGAACAACATGTAGGCGGTCGTGTGATTCGTCGGGCTGTCTCACTCCAACCTGCCGGGGAGTGTCCATCACCTTTGTTATCAACTCATTCAACTGCCTGCCAGCGTTCTCAATAGCGCGGTCAAAGTTGTCCGTGAAGTGGAAGGAACCAATCGCCTGCTGACTCTGAATCTTGTCCAGTGCGACACCTGACTTCTCATTTTGCCGCTGCGCCGCAGTTGGTAATGGAGTGATGCCCATCGAAGCCTGCACGGCCCGCCGCCAGCTTTCCTTGCTGATCTCGTAGGCTTGAGCATTAGGAGTGAATGTGGGGCGCGTCGGTAATGGCAGAACTTGACCGTTCGATCCATCCACGATGGGGTCTACCTGAACCCTAGCACGAGGGATTTTATTTAAAGTGTCCCACGCATCTGCATCTGTCTCGAACTGCCCAACGTAGCCGATGAATGGAGCGCGTGGTGCCATGCCGAACTCTTCAGCCTCTTGCGAGGCAATGTAAGCAAGCATCATCTGAGGCCCACGCGCAAGCCTGATCTGGGAGTAGTAAAACAGTTTCATACCGCCGCCAACAGGCTTGTAAACCTTCTTCCCCAGTGCCGATATAATTGGTATCCATGAACCTGGCCATTCGTTCGTTTCCAGAATCTCAAGTCCATTGGTGATGTACTGCGTTACCACGCCTCCGTTGCCATCCTCATCGTATCCATCAATGCGCCAATACTCCGCAATCAGGATGTTCTCAGCTTGAAACCAGTCAGGCGCGGTGGTCATGTCCTCTGCGCTAAAGCTGCGTTTCTCAGCCTTGGGATACTTCTTCTCGAAGTCCCGCTTGCGCATCACGTCCATCACAAAACAACGCTTCTGATCGGAGAAATCAGCTTCGCGTGCGTTCGGGTCGAGCAGCACAGAGAGAGGATTGTCAATCTGCTTGATGCGTGGTTCTACATCCCCATCGCCACCCTTGATCGTCTTCGTTGTGACACGGAAGAACCCGAATCCGCAGTTAATCTCATTCTCGAATGCATTGGTGTATGCACTCTGCGCGTTGGACTTGTACTCAATCCCGCGAATGATCGCCGCTCTATGTTCGGCGTCCTTGTCAGTCGCGCCTGACCCTAGCGGATTGACCTTGATTGCGCGCTTGTTCTGCCGCAGATTATTGATGGTGGCGTTCTGGTACTGACTCAACTCGTCAGGCGACAATACAGGGCGGTTATTGTCCTCACGCTCCTGCCGCGCATCTTTGTCCCACGGATCGCCAGAGATGAACTTCAGGTCAATCTTGGCTTCATCGTGATTCTCGCGCCAGAAATCACGAAAGTAGGTGTAGTCCTCCCGTATATCGCGCAGGAGTTCTTCATCCCCGGCTGCCGGTTCTTTGCGGACTGGTTCCGAATCGGACATTTACTTGATAGTCCTCGTCATCGCCTGCTTCTTAGGACGGCGGTTGTCATAACTGTTGACCACGCCTTTGTACTTTCCTTTGGGTGGCATCGACGGCATATCCTTGCCCATAACCTTCTTCGCTAGTCCCATTATCCGTTTACCTCGTGTATTCGTGATTCCGGCATCAGTATACGCCCAACCTCTTCCTGCTCACGATATATCGGTTGCACCCCGCACGATCTCGCAACCTCAGCCATCTCATAATCCTCGCACGTCAGCGCCTTGAAATTCAAGTAAGGCCGCATCGCATCGAGTTTGCCGCGTCTCTTGCGCTGGTCAGGTTCAGTCAGCAGCTTCTCGCGCAAGTGGTCGTGATCCTGAATCAACGTGGCCATGAAAGCCAGCATGTCCGCGTCCTCAATGTCTTTGAGAGGACAGACGATGCAGAAGTTCTCAGAACGGCGTTGCTCGTCTAGCTCCATTAGTATGCTGCCCCCGCCGATGAACCACTGTTGCCAAGGATGCGATTCGCTTTGCTGCGAATCTTGGCCGCAGACGATGCACTCAGTGTGCCGCGCTTGACGCCCTGCGTTGCCCGCGCCTTTGCATTGGAAGCGTGGGATTTATCGGGCATTGGGAACTTTCGCTTGCCCGGCAATCCGAACTTGCTGGCGGGTAGTGCGTTGCGGGTTGATGGTTTCAGTTTCATGCCGCCTCCTGATATTGCAAGTCCATCCGCGCTACAAATTCATTTTTCACCGCGTTCCACGCTTGCAGATAACGCACAATGAACCCATCTCTTGTGAAGACTTCGGCGCGTTCAATCTGGGAGGGGATTTCTAGTGGGAGAGAGCAAGTCGCCCCACGCGCCTGCGCTTCTTCGATCAGCGCATCCACATAAATCGTAAGCTGCTCCCGAGTTTGACTGCAAGGAACTGAGACAGTCAATCTATTTACCTTCATCGCTTCGGTCCCGATTTTCACTTTCATATAATCGCCTTCCCATCTCGCTTCGATATTTTAGGCTTCATCTCAACTCCATGCAGATTGTCTCTGCGGTGCAGCCTTCGGCTTCGGCTTCGGTCGTTCAGGTTCCTTGATCCCTACTGCCAGCGTCCTCAGTGCGTCTGCGGGATGTGAGGCGTCATCGTGCAATGGTTCACGCCTCGCCACTCCTAGAGCCGTTGTCGGCCCCCACTGGTATCTCCGTAGGTACTGTAAACCATCTGCGCACATCTTAGCATCAAAATAAAGTTGCGGAAAGATTGTCCGTACCGCATTGATGCCGTCCGCGATTGCCAACTGGCGCAATACCCGCGTCTTGAACCCCTTGGAACGCATGATCTCTTCTATCGACTTGCCCGTTCCAAGGCTGATCGTACCACCATCCCACGGTAAGTAGCATGTACCAAAGACGTAACCCCACGTCTGCATCTCGCGCAAATAGAAGTCGATTGCTTGATGATCGCCCTCGAAGTAGCGCAGCACCCGTATCTCGAATGGGCTGCGCTGCGCTGCCCAGATTGACACTCTATCGGCATAACCCAGATCCCAGAACGTATCGACTGGCAACATCGGATTGTACGGCGCTTCCCGTATCTGCCCGTTGCGCTCTGCGGCTTGAATCTCTGCCTTATATATCGCGCCCTCAACCGTGGAGCGCGTACCACCCTCGTAAACATGGTGGAAAGCATCAGGGTCGCGTTCTTTCATCGTTGCGATCTTCTGCGCAGACTCAGGCGATAGCCAGTTATTGTCGTGGTACGAGGTCTTGCAGACAAACGCGCCCGGCGGTGGGTCAATAATGAAATCCTGATATACCGCGTCTGTTTCCAAGTCCGGGTTTAGTGTCAACCAGATTTCAGACCCAGGCTTGCGGATGGTGGGCAACAGGATTGTCAAGCTGCGGCGAGATACCACAGACGATTCTTCCACCCAGCAAATGTCGATTGCCTCATAGCTTTTGATGGATGAGACAGTCTGGCGTCTCAGACCAGCAAACACGAACTCAGTCCCGTTCGCCCCGCGTATTTCCGACTGCAATATCTGGTAGAACCTGTCCAGCCCAAGCAACACGATCTGGTCGCTCAGTAGTTGATGCACAGACTCCCGAATCGAGTCCATCGTCTCGCGGGCGCAAAGGATACGCAAAGGCTTCATGCTGCCAAGAATCAAGAGAGCGCGAGCCACAGCCCACGATTTGCACCCGTCACGACCCCCGTAGAGAACTTTGTACGGATGAGGCTCAAACAGCGGAGCCAGCTTCTCCGGGAATTGCGCATTGATGGACTCAACGCTCATTTACGAAACCTTGGAGGAACATAGCACGCGGGTTTGGTGGAGCGGGCTGGAATCACCTCCACGAAATGCGGATCGCCCTTATCAACAATCTCGACCTTCCGTTTAGAGTCCATCCATGAGGGAACATGCTCGAAAGGTATCGAATCCGTAAACATAAGCTCAAGAGCTTCCACAATGACCGCCGACCGCTTGCCCTTTGCGTCAATCAGCTTGACCAGATTATCAGGAACGCGCACTGCCATTAGAGTGCTCATCTGTATAACACCTCGACCACTGTTATACGCGGATTGTTATACAGGTGCAACTACTCGCCCGGCTTGGGCCGCACAAACTCCACCGTAATCGCAGCTTGGATCGCCCCCCCGTCCGGCCCGCTGATCTCTGTCTGCACCTTGTCACCGTAATCCAGTGGTGCCATCATTGGCCCGCGAAGTAGCTTGCTTGCCTCCCACTTGGCCAAATCAACGCGAGTACGCAGCAGTTGCACTGCCGCCCCGTCTACGCGCTCACTCACCCCGCCGTCTGGATCGGGGACGCTACACATAGGCGTTTGCAGCAGCATCTCAGTTGCATCCTCAATCCTTGCCTCAACTTGAGCACGTCTCGCGTGCGCGTACTGTGTGGCAAAATCAGGATTGCGTATGCGCCATGTCGAGATAGTCTCGTACTCAGGCATACCAGGTGAGCGGCAAATGGAGCGTATGCTCTCACCCGTGTACATCCTCTGAAGCACAACCTCTGCCCTATCGGGGGCGTAGCTACTCGGTCTGCCAACCTTTGCCATCTCTGCATTGTACCCTAAGCGCAAGTCCAGGTCTTGACTTGTGTATATCCTGTGCAAAACTTCTGGGAGCATATCGCAACTGCTTATCTATGTATTAGTTGCAAATACTATAAAATAGCTTGACATACTATAACATTGCTACTAATATCAATACAGATCAGGAGAGGTTAGCTCCCACTCAGAGCGCTCTTGAGGATGGCAGGCGGTACCGGGATGCGAGGGCCGAGACTAGAGAGTGGGGCGGGGATGATGCAATATCCTCCACGGTGAGCGGCCATACGGCTCACCACAGATCAGAGGCAACCAGCCTCATTGGAGCTACAAATGAGCAACATCGCTAAGCATGAAATCCGTATCGCCTTTGACAATGCAGGTGGTGCAGTCCTCGCCAGCAAGACCTACGCCCACGTCTACAGTGACGGGAAGCAACTCGCTACCGATGTTCGCGCACTGCTAGACAGCGGCGATACGGACGATTGGGACGGAAACGATGAAGAGGTTTGCGCCGCTTTCCCTTCCGAGGCAGATCGTTATGACCGCGTATACCGCATGAAGGAAATCGCGGAACTCGCTCAGGCTGCTGATGGAGAGAACGCAAACCTTGGCGTCGAGGTTGACGATGACACACACAGCGTCCAAATCCACTGGGGTCAAGGCTCTCGCCCCCAGTCCGGCACCGGCTACATGGAATATGAGTTCTGGTCTGCTCTCCTCGCATAAGCTCCGCCGCGCCCTTCCACGGGTAAGCGGATCGTGAGGATTGGTAATCCTCCAACGCGAGTACGCAAGCCCGCACTAATCTGGTTTTGTTGATGCAGAACAGGAGATCACGCAATGGCGTACGAATTTTGCACCGCGCTGGGTACACGATCCGCAAACGGTAACAGCGGTACTCAACCGCATAAGGAGAAGCAAAAATGCAGAGCGCATATGTTGTCAAAACTACACCAATCGCACATCTCTTGAAATTCAGTCACATCGTGCGCTCTGAAAGTAAGCACATCTCAATCGGAGATCAAAGGCGGCGCGTTTTCTACACGTTAGCGGCTTTCGTTGACCATGAAGGATTCGAGTACAGAAAATCATTCGAGTCCTACCAAAACCCCACGATTCCGGCAGAGGGAACCCACAAGCAGATCAACGCACTAGCAATCCAGTATTGAGGTGCCCACGCTGCGGTAAACCTGCCTATCTGGGAAAGAACCGCTACAGAACGAAATACGGTTGGTTCCACCACGATTGCGATAAAGCTGCCAGAAACAGCCAAGGAGGGGACACAATGAAACTTTCAGAACTGAAAACAATTGATACCCGCCAAGCGATTGAAGATGCTCACGCTAACCTTTCCGTAGCCCTTCGCTACGGTCTCACTATCGGGCGAGCAACCGACGCAATTGATCGGGAACACGTTGCGCAGGCATGCGCAGTGCTTGACTTGATCCGCAAGGCTAACCCACTCACATAGTTCACCGCTAGCCTAGAGTGTTATCTGGGCAATCAACCGCATGGAGACAGAAAAATGTGGACAGAAAGCAAAAATGACAAGCTAGTTTTGGACGCAGTCGCAGCCCAAAACAACGGACGGCATACCGAAGCAGCTGCTTTGTTCCAGCGCGCCGGCAACCAGTACCGTGATCCCATCGAGAAGGATCAACTCTGGGAAGCGGCTAAACGTGCTCGTGAAATAGCATCTTCCGACTAACCTCCGCCGCGATTGATCTCATCAAAGAAAATTTGCCAGACACTCATTGCGACTCTTGCGAGATTGGCCCCAACGGTCACGAACTCGTATCACTTTGGAACGCGGGTTTGGTGCCATCCTTCGACGGCACGACCTGGCGACTGCATGGAGGCCCGAAAGCAAAGGTGCTGTTTACTATCACCGCAGACGAACTGAAGGCATACAAGTAACCCCACACGCGGACTCAACCAGCCTCAATAATGGCCATCTCCACGCAACAGCATGAAAGGAAAGGTACACAATGGAAAACAAAGCGAAGAAATCATTGGATAGTGCCGTCGTAGCCGGGTTCAAGGGGTTCGACAAAGACCTAAAATGTAAAGGCTTCCAGTACGAAGTAGGCAAAACCTACACGCACGACGGCGCGGTGAATCTATGCTCGACCGGCTTCCATTTTTGCGAGAACCCGTGGGACATATTGAGTTACTATCCTATCGAAAGCGGCAACCGCTACGCGCATACCGAGGCGCAGGGCGTGACGGACGAGCGCGATAAAGACAGTAAGCGTGTCTCGTCTGTGCTGGCAATTAAATCGGAGTTGACGCTAAAATCGCTTATTTATTGCGCCGTGAGGTTCACGCTGAATCTGGCGAAGAGTACACCGACCGGCAACGTTGAGTCA